GTCAAACGATTCTAAGATGGAAGAAACACTGAAGAAACTCTCAGAAGAACCTGAAATCATGGATCTCATGGTGCGTTGCAATAGACTCTTGAATGAGTTTTGCATGGTTACCTTTGATCTGGTCAGGCTTATTCGTCACCGCATTCGTGCGGTGACACCGAATATCACGATTGATACTCGAACGTTGTTGATCTCCGTGATCACTTTCCTCTTTGGGGCTACTATTAAGAAGAGCCCTAAGGAAATGTTGGTGGCCATGAGGACCATGTTTCAGCGTTTGGCTTATATCGTGGAGTCGGTTGAGACGGATCCACCCAGCCTGCCCTTGTCGGTGGGTGAGGTGTTACACAAGAGATCCAAGTTAACCGCGGCTTTTGTAGGCCAGGAGTCTTTGACTGTCCATTCTGACATCAAGGCAACTGGTGCTATGCACGCAAGCTCCTCTGTGCGCCTCTTTAAGAAGAGTGCGTTGGGAGAGTTTGAATTTGTTGGCATGGGAATTCGTGTGTCTGAAGAAGACATGTGGACTCCTGCGCACGTGTTTAAGCAATTGACTGACGCTGAGTTTAAAATGAAAGGTTTCTCTCGCAACGTGGCGACGTTGACTTTCGACCCTCAAATGATTATTAAGGAGTCTCCATCTAATGAAGACGACTATGTGGTCTATAGGGTTGGAAAATCAATGTTTGCTCGAACGTCCACATCCAAAGCCAAGACTCGAAACTTGGTGATGGAGAAGCGGGTGTACGTTCACGCGTGCAAGGAGGGGACTGAATATGGGACTGTTTCTGAAGGAATTCCTGAACAGACTCCGTTCAATTTCATGTTTAGAGGCTCCTACTCTACCGTTCCAGGCCATTCTGGAGCTGAGGTCCACCAGTTGGACAGCGGCACCAAGTATTTGGTGGGGATGCATTTAGCAGGAGTAAACGATAAGGGAGGTGTGTCCAACCTTTTCGTTTCAGCAGCAGTTCTACAAGATTTCACGCGAGATAACGAGTCCTGGACTGAGACAAACTCTTCCAATTCGTCAGGATCAAGTAATGATTACCGTGAGAGGGTCATTGCGGCTCAGAAAGCTGAAGACTTTCAGAAAGCTGCGAGGGCTCGAGGCGATCATCGTTATGATGAAGGCGAAATGGAAGCTCATTGGGAGGAAGTCAACGCTGAGGCTGCTATGCGTAGTTACCGAGCGAATGAGAAAGAGTTTCTTGAAACTCATTCTTATGCTAAAGGTAAAGGCTGGCGGCGTGCCGGGGGTAAAACCCGCGGAGGCAAGATGACCAAATACAATGAATCAGCTTCGGAGCTTTTAAAAGGATTTCAGCGGGAAGTTGCACCGCAGAGACAAATCAGCAACCACAAGATCGAGTCCCAGAGAACTTCGTCAGAGATTATGACAAGTCCGGATTCGCTCTCAGTGCTAGCGCAAGCAGCACGCAGCAAGGAGAAGGAGACTTTGAAAGCCGATTCTTCCGTCGTATCGGACAGGCTAACCCTATCTCGAAACCTAGAGCAAAGCGAAACTCTGCCTATCTTACAGCTCTTATCGCAAGAGCTAACGAATGGAAGAGTCTCCAAAGCCAAGGTGACGAAGTTTCTGGGAAGCTTGAAAGTTGCAGACAAGGAATTATCAAAGTCCTCAAATACAGAGCAAACCCCCCCCTCGGCGGAGTCCAAGAAAGACTAAGCTTGAATTTCTACTTGGAACGGGCCTCAAAAGTCAAACAGTCGAAGCTGTCTGCAACTTGGGGTCTGATTCGGGATGATTATTGTTCTCAAGTATATGCAAATCATATCGAGAAGAACACTGGTTTGGACGAGAATGGAGTTATTTCTGATGAGCTTTGGGAAGAAATTGTTAGTTCAATCAATTTAGCATCGGGACCTGGTGTCGATGAGTGCTATGAGTATAGGACAAACAAGGAACTTCTCGAGGGAGGCAGTGATGATCTAAGAAAGCAGGTTCAACAGCGCATCTATGATCGTCTAGCCTTCTATGAAGAAGCTCTGACGACTAACCCTAAGGACGCAGATGCCCTGGAGTTAGTTGAAAGGGGATTGCAGGACCCAATTAGGGTCTTTGGCAAGAATGAATCCACCAGCAGTTCCAAGCCAACGCGAGTTATTAACTCAGTGTCGGTTAAAGACAGTTGTGTGGAGCGAGCGACAACCTTGCGCCGTGCGAACAAGTTCTCCAAACAATGGATGGAAGGCCCTTCCTGTGTTGGCATCCAATTAAAGGATGTCGACGCTCTTCGGGAATTCCGTGCCAAGGCTGAAAAGTATTTTGGAGACGAGGTCGAAATGGACGATATGCAAGGCTATGAGTACTCTTTTAGGGAAGAGTGCCATGACGTTGGGCATGATATAGAAATGTACATGCACTGCGGGAGGTTCCATGATGAGCTACCGATGTGTGAAGTTGACGTGACGACTAAGCTACTATACGTAGATGCTTGGTTGGCTAAGGCTCCTTCAATCATTGTCTGCTCTGATGGCGTGGTTTTAGAGACTAGCGAGTGCTGGTTGAGGTCAGGAAGATTTAAAACATCATTCATTGGCACTCACGTGCGCTCTGCTTTATGCTCTATCGCTGCATCCGCGGAGTCGAGTCAGTTTGAGTATGTGCCAGCGAAGTCTAACGGAGACGACTGCTTGTCGAAGAAGTGGGACTTGCAGCTAAATTACTCGAACATGGGCTTTACAGTGACGGACAGACAAGTCGCAAGAGGACCAGAGCCGTGGTCTTTCTGCAGCCATCTTATTTTCAGGGATACTCACTACCCTGAATCGATTTGCAAGACAATTCTGAACCTCTTTAGGAACGGAAAAGTGACCGAGGAACTCTACGATGCATTTGTTTTCATTAACAGATGTAGGCCAGACTGGCCTGAAATCGAGAGAGTGGCTCTTGACATTATTGAAAGTGTTGAGAGCGCCCTGGCTGATTATGCCGGGGATACCGAGGATGACCCTAGTGATGGCGCCCAGGCTAAGGGGGGTCAAGGTGTTCCGAACACTTAAGGAACAAAGTGTGCGCGAGATGTCAAAATCAAAGAAGCAAACGAAGAAACAGTCTAAGAAGGCTAAGCCTCAGAAGGTGATGAAAATCAAATCTTTTGGGCCTGATCCTTCTTCTCTCATGGGTTGGGTAATGGGAACGTGTTCAGTCACGAATCCGTTTTGTCCTGAAGCCAAGGGAGCTAGGTGGCCTGATAATTCGTTTACGCGTTCTGTTGGTTGGGGATACCAAAATCAGATGACAGGTATAACCACGAATGTCTCCGGTACTGGTGCTGTTATGTTTACAGCTTCTCTGTTTAATACATACTACGGAGGGGTGGTTACAGGTACAACGTCGGCTTACGGAGGCTCTGGTAATCCTGGAGTCACGCCAGCAATGGTGGCGTCGAGATACCGAGTAACTACTTGGGGCTTGCGGTTAAATAGTACTGCGAGCGCCATGACTGCAACTGGTGTCGTGACTGTTAGGTTGTTCTCTCCACAGACTATGGCGTCTTTGACGTCTGTTGATATTATGGCGACCACTGCTGATGCGTCGTATGATATCCCGTTGTCAAGGTTGATTGGCAAAGATGCTTTCGTGTTTCCAATGCCGTTAGGAACGAATGCAAGGCTCTGGGAAAGTTCAGAAACAGCTTCTGCTGCTATGGGTTCTACTGTTAGTACTCATGGCTGGCAGACTGTTCAAGTAGCTTTAAGCGGAGCACCTGCGTCGTCAGTTCCTTTGAACATTTACATGTATTACAACTTTGAAATTGTGCCTGTCGACGGTGATGGAGCGAATGTTTTCTCACGAGCTCCCCCGATGAGCAGCCCAGTTGTTCGAGAAGCCAATGCTGGAGTCTTGGAAAGAATTGGGAATTTTGTTGAGGGAACAGCTGAGAAAGTTGATAAGCTTGTTCAAACTAAGGCGTTTAAGTACCTCGCTGGTGCTTTTGGCACGGCGGCTGCTGGCCCTCAGGGAGGTCAGCAGGCTTTCATGCTCGCGAACGTTGCACACAATTCACGAACTGTTGATTAGTCGTG